TGCTGAAGTATCAACAGCCAAAGTACCTGTTGTAACTGCGTTGGATGTAGCTAGATTACCGCCAGTGATTGTGCCTGTGACGCCTAGTGTTGTTCCAACAGTTGCTGATGTGCCAACTGATAATGTGCCTGTTGTAACTGCGTTGGATGTAGCTAGATTACCGCCAGTGATTGTGCCTGTGACGCCTAGTGTTGTGCCAACAGTTGCTGATGTGCCAACTGATAATGTGCCTGTTGTAACTGCGTTGGATGCACGTAGATTGCTTGTGATAACATTATTTGATGTTACTAGGTTTCCAACTGTGGTATTACCAGTAACATCTAAAGTTGTGCCTACAGTTGATGATGTGTTAACAGCCAATTGATTTATCGTACCAACATTACCAATAAACACATTATTGTTAGCATTAACGTTTGCTGTTGTGATAGTTCTCGTTACTTGAAGATTTGTATTGACAACCGCATTGTTTGCAACGAATAGTGCAGTTCCTTTACCATAGATAAATGTATTTGCACCAATCGTTAAATTTCCTGTTGCAAGTTCCTGTGAACCAAGTTCTATGTTTTTACCGACGGCAATATTAGATGAGAATAAAGCACCATTAGCCACAGACAGTGCTGTACCTGTGGCTGTAATTTCAACTGCCGCAGTGCCTTCTACAGAAAGAATGCCACTAATTTTGTCGTAGTTGCCCGTTTCCAGCTGATTCAGTTCACTGGCCGACTGATTAGTTTGTATGCGCCACTCATCAATGGTGTTATTTCTTGTGATATTTGGAATTGTCATTATTCTTTACTCTGTTGCAACAGTGCAGCTAAAAGGGTTTTGATTTCTCTCATGTCGTTGGACATTTCGGAAACCTGTAACTTTAGATTATTTATATCTTCATTTTTGCCATTTAGTCTACTGGCTAGTTTTTTTCTGGCCTCATTTTCCATCAAAACGGAGCTTGATGTGGTTAGCAATGCTCCTGTTTTGACGTCCTTCACAAAATGAGTTCCTTCAACCTTCACTCTCATATTAGTCCGCCGGCAGAGCGATGATTCTCAAATCTTTTACTTTTGGAACAATCGTAGCATCACTTGAAGTCATCACGATCTTGATTGCAAAAGTTTTGAAGTTGTCATACGTTACACCGTTTGCTGATGTGTACAATACTTCATTAGATGTTGCTGATGGACGGAACTCATATTCAGTAAACTCGAACGGAGTTTTAGATGCCGCTGGAGAAGGATTTATACATACCATTTTTTGGTATGGTCGATCTTTGAATATTGTAGTATCTGAAGAATTCAACACTTTATAGAATACACTAATCTCGGAGTTTCCTTGTTTGTTACCAGCTAAGAATACTCTTAGATCGCCTGCGTCAAATCCATCAGCCAAGATAATAGGTTTAGTAATATATTTGGCTTCACATGGCCCTGCAGATTCATCAAACTCACTGTTCAATACAATATTTGCGTTAGCAGTCACTGTTGTTCCTGCATCACCAACTCTAGGATATGATATAGTAAAATCGTCAAGGTATCCTGAACCTTCAGATGATACATAAACTGCAATAACGTTACCCTGAGAATTCACAGTGACATTGGCTGTTGCGCCTAGTCCAGATGAACTTGTTATAATGACAGAATTTGCATTTGCGTATCCTGCGCCACCATCTATGATTGTAAAATCATCGGCTGAAATTGCACCATTATCGATAAAGTTTTCCCATACGTTGATGTATAAGCTCTCTAGAGACACCATTGGTGAAATGTGATCGGATGTTGTTGCCATGTCAAGACTGATTTTTACATCGCCTCTAGCACCAACAACTCTTCTACGATTTCCGATGATTTGTGATTCATCTGTGCCAAATGAATACACTTGATGTGGAACAATATTTCTATATACAGTCTCTTTTGTGCCACTCGCCAACTTAGTTACTAGCTTGTAGTTTGCCGTGATCACACCATTTGTCAATGGCGAAATCGAATTTTCTAGTAATCTGAATTTGTCTGCATTGATTTGTGTGATCACTTCATTATCAAACACAAAACTTACGCTTCCTGTTGTGCTGAACGAACAACGATTCAATGTAAACATCAAATCTTCATTCAAATACGGAACATATTCCATCGTATTTTGAGATTTGTATAGTGTTCCTACATATGGATTAGTGCCAATAAACTCATTGTTTCTTGTTGTTCCACCCTTCTCAGCGGCCCAAAGAGTGTAATCAGGTGATTCTGTTAATGCAACAAGAGCATACAACCCAGGACGCAAAAAGACTGGCGAACTAAATGTAAATTTTGTTGCAGTAGCTGATGTAGTCACAGAAGGATTTTCAGAAACATTGACTTGACTAGGATACAATGTTGCCACAGATTCTGGATACCAAAAATCTGAACTTGGTGAGCCATTTATTGTTGGGCGAATTTGTACAGAAACAGGTAAATTGACATCCTTACTTCTGAAAAATAAGTTCATGCTTTCCAAGAAAATGCCATTTGGATATACTTGTTCATCAACAAAGAATGTTTGTGCTAGTGGATCAACTGCCCATGATGAAACTACAGTTCTTTGTGTGCTTGAGGATAAAACACGATCACTCGTCAATACATTAACAATTGTTGAGTTCACATCAACATTAAGAACCGTGTCTACAAGAGTTGTTTTGTTCAGGATCAATCCTGATGCCGTGAAAACTTTTTCAGAATATGAAATTGCGTCAGCATCATATGTGTTGTTGAATGATTCCGTCACACGTAATGTTCTCTGACCGGATCTGAATGTTGCTGGTGGAATAAAGAATGCGCCACCGACTTGACCAAGACTATTCGAGCGATTAGTGCCAAAACTATATGAATATGTTCCACCAACATAGCTGTCTGCGCCAGATATTGTCGCAACTTTTGTTGTTGTGTTATAACTGCTTATGACAAAGGATGCACCAAGTCCATTTTCATTTTGTGTAGAATGTACAAGATAAATTGTATTTCCTGAAATATCCACAGATGGCGCATCTTCAGCTAACGTAATTGTGGTTGATGTTACACCTCTCGTAATACCCGAACGATGATCAACAACCGAGAGTATTTGTGATGTTGTTCCACTATCAAGCCCACGAACGTACTTGCCTGCTAGAGTTTTACCGGTTTCATTTATGATCGACACATTTGCAGAATTTGGTTCATTTATCACAACTTGCGCCGCACTATATGAACTGCCACCTGACAAGAAGCTAGCCACATTTAATGCCAATTCACCAACAGTGTTTGCAATAAAGATTGTTTCGCCTGTTACCAACGTAGTGATACTAAAGTTGGTGTTCATTTGAACGCGGTTTGGAACAACTACATATTTGTTAACATCAACACCATCAAAATAAGTATAAAATGATGCACTAGGACGCATTGCATCTGATGAGAACAACACTCGTCCAGACTTCATGTACGGCTGAATAGCCAAATCAGTCACAAAAGTTCCAACATCAACTTGAGATGCTGATGTTCCAATCTGTTTTTGTTTTAATTCTGTGCCCGCGGCCAGAACTTTAGTATCGGTTGTAGTTAAAACATTACCCCAAGTTCTTCCACCAAGAAATTCTGTAGTTGTTGCTTCTGAAGTTCTTGTCTGATACCATTTTGAGTCCGCAATCTGTGCAAATGGGCTGTTCTTATCATCTGCAAATTGTGGATTGGTGTCAGCCAAATACTTAAATGCACTGTTCACAAAGCTGAATGCATTTTCAATACCTTGTGTTGAATTCAATGTAACTTTAGCTGTTGTTCCTGTATCAACATTGCCAACAAACTCTGGCCACAATCTAGTTGTGCCTCTAAATGCCGCAAACAATGCGTTTGCAATAGGAATAGATTTTGTTGCGTAGGGTTGTTTTGCCAACTCTGTTGATGTGTATGGCAATGTCAATATTTTCTTGTCACCCGCGCCATTGAACTTTGCAGTCGCTGTAGTCAATGCTGTATTTGCAATCATCTTGACAGTTCTCATCAAAGATGCTGCTTGCAACTCACCGTTATCTACCAAATTGCTGTTGTCTGTTCCAACTTCTTCTTTCGATGCTTGCACATCTTTTGTTGTGAAGTTATCCACAAGAATACCATATTTGGATCTTTCTAGACCATTGTTGTCTAGAATCTTCAATGCTGATGTATCTTTTTCTAGTGCGGTCAGTGTGACGTAGTATTCTAGATTTTTGATACGATCATCAAAGTTGCCGATATCGCGCATAGTATATCTGCGATGATTCTTAAAATCTGCGCGAATGTCCTTGACACTATCTGTATATGCTGGAATCGATATTGTGTAAATCAACATATCGTCTGGCGAAACATCCGACGCAACTGGAGTCAATGATGCTTTACCTGTCACAATAGAGAATTCTTTGGATGGTTTTACAACGATTTGATCGATGCGTGACAAATAATATTCAAATCCTGTTTCAATTGTTTGTAGTGGTTCAAGATTTATTGCGCCAGATAATGCTGTTCCGCCGATAGCTCTAGTTGGTCGAAAATCGAAGGCCGAGCGCATGGAAGTCAGTTTACCATCTTCTGCATTATTGAATGCAAAAATATCATCATATGTAAAGTTTGATCCATCTTTAAGATATGAGTCAACTGTAAACATACCGTCGTTCTGTGGAGATGGCGCAGATAAATGTTTCAGATAACGATATTGAACAAAGATTCTGCCACGTGGCGCACTGAATCCTCGTTTCAATTTAATCGTTGCGTGATCATAATGTGTCTTTCTCTGACCATTATCGAACTCATAGTTTTGTGTAACATTATGTGCAGTCAATGTTAACATTGCTGTTGTTACGTTTGAAGATATACTTAATGAGTCTGTAATTCTAACAATTTCTATAACATCAGGAACTTGCAAACTAACAACTGCACCTGGTGTTCTAAGTTGCTGCAACACTGTGGTGTCTGTGAAATTGGTTGCTCCGATATCTTCAAATATGATTCCGCCCGCAAACGATGTGTTTGTTGCAGTATTTGCATCTTCTAATGTATTTGCACCGCCCATTTCAAATGGAACTTTTGCATGTAGATTTGCTCCGGTTACTAGAGGAATCTGTTGTTTGCCACGTATTGTTCCTGTTGATGAGTTTTCCGCATTATTGATTTTTGATGTTATCAATAAATCTACTTTAACTCCAGGCACACGGATATCAATCTCAAAACTGCTTGCGCTCAATGATGTTACTGTATATTGATTATTAGCCAAGCTAACTACAGTGTTTGGTGTGATTCCAAATTGTGCATTAGTAACAGAATCTGATCTGATGAAGCAGATGATGTTGTTTAGAATCAACTCATCAGAAATAGTTCCCGGTGTTGTTGAGAATGTGAATGTATCTGTGCCCTCAGCCGTGATGGTAAACTTGTTGGTGCCAGCATCGGATGTTCTGTTCGCATAAAGTTTTTTAGCGAAGAAATCTGTGTTATTAATTGTGCCTTCTTTTATCGCAGGATAAGGAACTTCAAAAATACGACTTGTTCGTTTAGGTTCGTTGATGTATGTGAATCCTGTTACAGGATCAATCGAATCTGAATTTATATTTCCTGCAAAAGAAATGAAACTGCCTGTGTTTGCTACAATGGATTTTGTTGTTCTAATATCAGATTGAATTTGAATTGTATTCGATTCTGGAATAAAGCTCAATGCTGATGCCAAATTGATAGTTGTTGCGTTTGAGCTAACGATAAGAATCGGAGTTAAAGAAGCACCTAATCCATTTGTAATTTGAAAATACATGTTTGCATATGCATTAGCTACGTTTGGTGCCAATGTTGTTGGCAATATCACTCGTAGTGTTGTTGAACCACTTGATGGAATAGTACCTGTGATGGGTGAAGTATTAGCATTGAAAACATTCACTTTGAATGAATGTGTATCGCCCAGATTACTATTTACCGCATCGTTATAACGCATCATCGATGCATTCAGTGTTCCAATCTTGGTCGAAGTATATGCTGTGGCTGATGATGTATTAACGTTTTGTAATGGCACACAATGTATATCCAACAAAGGATAAGATGTTATATCCAATGTGCCAGCAACACCATCAATAACTAATGAACTTTCATAGTTTGTAGAAATATCATAATCTGTTACTGAAACAGTTTCTCTTGCGCGAGGAATCTCAATTATTGTTGGTGATATTGTTTGAAATTCATATCCACCAACATATGCTTTACCTGGATCCAAAACCACATTGAATTTACCATTAGCTGAGTCACCCTCATCTAAAGAAATTACAAACGGATCAATTGTATAGTTTCCAGATTCATCGTATGTTCTGCGCGCCAACATTTTTTCGATTTCGCTGTATATCGGATAATCAATTTCTTTTGTCTTTACATCATCAACTAAACGAATGATTTCGAAAAATGTGGAAGTGTCCACTGAATCCAATGTGCGTTTTGCAAGCCTTGTTGCAATTTGAAAACGATTTGCTCCTGGAGCTTGGTAGTTGAATGCACCTTGTGCTGGATCCAATAATGAAGTGTCATCAATTTCATCTAGGATATTTTCATCAAACTCAATACCAATCTTGCACGATGGCTTTATGTTAATTGCAGATATATTTTCACCAATTCTATAGAATGTTTCCAGTACTAAGAATTGTGGGACAACTTTGACAAATTGACCTTTGAAATAATATATGCCGTCCTGAATGCTTGCAACGATTGAACCACCAACTGCATTTGTTTGAGTCAATGTAGCAAAAATGTTTTGTCCAAACACCCGTAAACTTTCACCTGCAGCAAAACGATCTCCGCTTAAATACTTAATAATCAGTATAGGATTAGTTGTTGTCGTATCTATCGCAATAACTTTAGCTCGAACAAGTTTGTTATTTTCAAAACTAACAATTGTCTTATCCAAAAATTCGTTAGGATCAATATCAATACCACTATACTGTGTTTGTAGCACAACATAGTTTGTTTTTCTATCGATTGAAATTTTTCCACCAGTTATTGGACTACCACTTTTGAAGATGTGATTACCAAATTTTTCAATTTGATTTGAAAGAATTGTTTGTAGTTGTGTTAGTTCTCTTGCCTGAACAGAATATCCTGGACGGAAAAGAACGCGCATGAAGTTTTTATCTTCATCAAAGTCGTCATAATATGGATCGTAATTGAATAGAGTTGTCATTTATTCCTCGTTAGAAACTCAGTATGAAACGGATTCTTTCCGTCTGTGAGGGATCTCGCGTGATTGGTAATTTATCTGATATGTATAATATTTTTCCAGAGTACAATTGCATTGTCGGCTCCGTCACATTGTTGACGATTCGGATTGCGCCACTATTGAATCCTTTGATCGCTGAGTTTGTGGCCAGTGTTCCTCTAGCGTTGTTTACAAAAAGTTCGTTTTTAACAATATCAAAAGATATGACATCCGCAGTGAAAGTTGCTTCGCCAAAAGTTGAACCCTGAAATACAACCTCGTCTGTGGTGTAGTCACCAACACCAGGTGAAACTTTGATATTTTTATATAATGTATATAAATTTGCAGTCGCTACAGTGTTGAGGGATGTTGATGGATTTTGTACTAAAACGATCTCGCGGAAATCATTATCTGTTGGAAGAACTCCAGCTTCATTCTCCGCAAACTCAACGTTGAACATAAGTGTTGTTGCATCCAATTCAACTTCCGGATCAAAGCCGTGACCTTCTGTTGGTGCAATAGCTACCACTGCACTTGCTCCAGCACCCGTTCCACCTGCAACATCAGTGAATGTTAGATCGGCATATGTGTAAAAATTACCTCTGTTTTGTATGATAACATCTTGTATTTGGCCACCCGATACATTAGCTCTCAATACTGCATTCCTACCATCACCATCTATGGAAATGATGGCTTGGGTTGTTCCATCGGTGTAGTTATTTCCTGCATTAGTAATTGAAACAATATCAATTGATCCAGCTTGAGCAGCGCCTGTAACGAATCTATTTGTAGATATTGGCATCCATTCGTCGGATAGATATTTTTGTTTTTGCGTTGAAGTTAACGTGTACATGTACTTCCACTTATATCCATCACCAGTCGAAATGAATGGTTCCTCCAATGATGTTGTGGACAGTGTTAGTTCCGGTTCATTTGTTGATGCAACGTTAGCTGTATTGGCTAAGCACTTAAACACCTGATCTTTTGAGTTCAACACATAAAAGTTAGTATTCGCTTCATATGTATTGTAAATTGTGTTGGCTGTCCAATCATTCCTATCAACAACAAACGATGCATTTTCAATTGAAATTTGTTTGGCTAAGATGCCACGCTTATAGTAATCATTAATATCTGTGATTGATTCTCCAGGAACTAATGGAATCTCAGTTCCTGCATTCCATCGTAATTGCTTTCCTATAAATGCGTATACGTATGATTTTCTGCCAGCAGGCAGATATGCATTTGCTGCTATATCAAGCAAGTTAAATATTTGCTTGGCTAATAGAGTTCTAAAATTTTTGGTAATTAGTGATGACATAGTTCTATTTATCTCACTTTTTCTATTCTAGCGAGCAAATTATTTCCGTTGCCGCGTATTTGTGTTGTCGTAAAGATGGTATTCGCATTCACTGTATTCACTCTAACAACTTCGGGATAAATCACGTTTATCGTAGCTGTTGTTGATGTTACATTTATTGTTGTTGATAGGATAGCATGTGAAACGTTGACAACTTCCCTAACAGTTGCTGTGTTACCAGTGGACAAAAGTATAGTGTCTCCGTCTTGGAGATCGTTAATGAAGTTTACGCTGTTCGCATCTCCAAACATAACATTGGAGCCGGAAACCACATTTACTGTGTTTGGTATTCCTCTACGGACAGAATCAATAATAATAACATCACCAATGTTGACAATCGACACCAAATTATCGGTTCCGCTTGCACTGATGATTTTTGTCGTATTGAACAGTACATTGTATGTGTTTGGTAAGTCATCAACTGTCACATAGTTTAGTGTATTGGCTATAGCAATGTTCTCCGTATTATCAATCATTCTATATGTAAATGTTTTTGTGCCCAATGGATGAACAATATCATTCAATGGCTTTTTGAATTTAGCATAGTCTGTTGATGACTTGATCACATAAGAGAAATTGTGATATTTGAAACCATCCTGAAGTCTCTTATCCGCACTTGGTTGGCCATCAGTATTCAAATAAATGCCAGGATATCTGATTAGACCATTTTCAAATTTAGCTGTTGCTCTTGCATTACCGTCGCCATAGAACACAGATGTTACCACGTTTGCTGTCACCGACTCAACCATAGACTCAGAATCATACTTGATGATTAGATCACGATTGAGTGTTCCAATGTAATTGAAAATTCTGAGGGTAGATGTTGCGTCATCATATTTGTCAACGAATGCCCTAAACGTAAAGTTTGTGTTTGATGTTCCTTGGTATACTACCGTGTTTGAAACAAACAATTGTCCTTCGGTCACATTTGATAGTAACAAATCAGCATTTCTCAGTGAGATTATCGGTGCGGAAACATAATCGTAACCAAAGCTGTTAATCTTCAATGAAGTAATTGCGCCAATTCTTGACGTGGACAACTGATACTCATCTCCGGAACCAGTAACTTCGGACACAACTAAAACAGCACCTTGACCCGAGGTTGACTGTACGGAGAGTGTTGGTAAAGTTTCATTTGTATAACCCTCACCGCCTATAACATATGCCTCAGCTGAATGTGCATTTATTGTTGCTGATGTTATGATTCCACCAGTAACATTCACATAACCATTTGCGCCATATCCGGAGCCACCTGTAAATATAATGCTATCACCATTCTGATAGCCTGTGCCACCATTGACAACTTGTATTCTGCCCAATGATCCTATTTTATAGAGATCATTTCTATTGATCTTATATACTTCCAGAATTCCTTGCGCACCACCAAATCCAATATCCACAGGAAATGTTTCATTAAAAAATAATGTGTTTGCGGTAACGTCAGATAACTCTAGTACTTCCTCAAATTTATTTTGTATAAAAAGTCTAACATAATCACCACGCTCAACATCTACTGTAAAGTCTTGACCTGGTGTGTTATCAACTATGGTTCTAGCACCCTTTAGTGCAATTGCGGAAGGAATAATTAGTGAGTCCGGAAAATCTTCATTATACAAACTATATGTTTTAATTGTTGGTCTCTGTCTATAACCGCCACCACCTGTGTCCAATAGAACAAACGATATTGGATGAACCGAAAATTCAGAATATGTCGATACGTTTTGAATAGTGGATGTTTCTATTGCTGCTATGGTTATTGTTGCACCGTCCAACAATGATACTGTCATAGTTGACACATTTACATTTCGCGTATTTGCTGTGTCAATTAAACTTACAGTTGCTTTTGCTTCTTGGCCAAGAGATGGTGCGTCTACAAAACCACCTCTGAAATCCACAATTGATGTTGGTGTATCTGCATACAAATCATCTACAGGATTTCTAAATCCGAATCCACCATCTGTGATAAAAATACTTTCTACGCCACCACTGGTTGTCTCTCCAACATATGCAATCGCGCCAATTGGATTGTTTGCGGTCGGATTCAATCCACCAACAATAGTTACTGGATCACCCTCAACAAATCCTGTTGGTGTAAATGTGCCGCCGTTATAGAAAGCGCCACGAAATCTAGGATTAATTCTTATTTCAGATAGTGATCCAATAAGTTTGGCAATAACAGTAACATTTAAATTTGTTATCGGATCGATATAGTTTGCAATTATATCTTCACCTGTATCAAACAATCTTTTGACGTTTGATACATACAACTCAATATATGTGATGCCTAACTGTCTATCAACAGACTGTATTACTTTTTCAACTACGGCAGTGGCTTTTGATGTTTGTCCAATAATTAGAGTATTTTCTATATTGAAAATGTTCAAGTCGTTTGTGTCCACGCGGAGCGCAAGTGGAAGAACCCATTTACCATCAGATGCAATTAAAATGTCATCTTTAGGATAATAAATGTCGATGTTTTCGTTGAACAACGCCCTAAACAAAAATTTTATAGAGTCTTGTGTACCACTTGACTTATAAAATTGCGTGACCAACTTCAGAAACAGTCTTTTATCTGAGACTACTTCTTGTGGAAAATATGGCAACAAATCATTTTTTAACTTATCTAGATAGTACTCATTCGCTTCATCAATGTCTTTAGATAGTTGAAGTTGATTTATACCACTAGAAACATTTTGCTGTGTCTCCAACCATTCATAATATTTCTCAAGGAATGTTATGAATACAGGATAGTCATTTCTAACAAAGTCGGGTAATTGTGTTCCGACAATTGTTGATGTTTTTACGTTTGTCATTGTTATATTGCGACAGTTTTGACTGTAATACTTGTTGGATCATCCGCATCCAGAACCAACATCTTATCTAGCTTAGATTGGATGATCTTTATTCCTGGTCTAATGTGTACCATAATGTCACCAAAACTGTTGTTAACTGCAATGGGATTAAACGACTCAATTGTTATTTTACCCAATTGATAGTCAATTGTACCGACAACTCCATTATTTTTGTTCACATTCAGCACAATTTTGGTGCTCTGGCTACTTGTTGCATCCGTTCTATAATAAGCAATTCTCACTTGTCCATATCGTCCCTGTAAGACACCCAATGCTGATGCTAGTCTTCCACCACCACCTGTTATTTGGACAGCAACGGATGTGTATCCGATACCAGGATTCGTAACATTAATCTCAGTAACTTTACCGTTCACGACAACCGCAACAGCTTTGGCTCCTGTGCCATCACCAATAATTGTTACTGTTGGTGTTGATGTGTATCCAAAACCCGTGTTGGTAATTGTTACTGATTCTAGTCCTGAGAAAGATGATGGCACTTCCTCAAAGAAACACTGTCTCTGTACGTTCGTTTCATCTAATAAAGTGAAGTCGGGTGAGGAATAGAAATTGTCATCGGTTGTTCCTCTGGCCAATTCTAATCCAAAATCCAGAACATAGTTGTTGGTCTGTGTCAGACTTGGTCTAAACTTCTTAGCAACAAACGCTTCAACATCATTTGAAATAATGGCTTTATCATATGCATCAATTGCAGTCTCAAGACCTGAATATCTAAAATAGCTGTTGAATTGATTCAAGTTTATATTGCAGTAATTTTGCATTACTGTTTTTGTTCCAACAATCAATTCTGAGTCTGATTTTGTGGTTTTTGTTTTGTCGTAGTAAACAACAGCTTCAAGTTTGAGATAGTTGTAGTTCACATCAACGATCTCTGGATCGACTGTCAATATACTAATCGGACGTATGATATTTTGTGTTACAAAGTCTTTTTCGGTTTGCGTTACCTCAAAGCCTAATTTTGGCTTTGCTGCAATAAAAACTTTACCAAAAACTGGTGGCTCATTCTCTTCTCCACCCCATACGTTCACTGCTTCAAAAGCTGGATATTTTTGTTGAATGATTCTAATGTAATCATTCTTGGTGACAGCGCGATTCTGTGATAGAAGACTTAGTGGTGCAGCAAACTTTATCTGGTCCACAGTCTCCCTGTTGTTACCACCTGAAGCAGCTAACTGGGAATTCACTATGATGGAACTCAATCCACTGATCGGAGTTGTTGAGATAAAATTGTTAGATTTATTTGCCGCTTCACCATTAGTTAACAAATACTGAACATCAACTACACCACCATCGGGTAACTTTTTACTCAAAACGTTGTCACCAAAATAAATTTGGTACTGGGCGTTGTTTCCCTCTTGCAGATAATACACAGTGGAATTAGCAGATAAACCGAGTGCGTCTGTTGCAATTGTATATACTGTACTGTCTGAGTTTGCTGATGACTGTCTCACACTTACAGTCAAAGTTGATGTGTCAACATTGCTGTCAGGAATACTAAAAATTTGTCTTGGATTACTTGAATAACTGTTCGTATATGAATACTGAACATACTGTCCTTCATAAACAGGAATATTACTGAATATGAAATTTTGCCCCGTCTTAGTCGCCGTATGTGATGTTAGTGTAACAAAACGATACGAAACGCCATCCAACTGTGATGAAAGCAGAACATAGCCTTTAGGAATTGTCAAACTTCCTGGTGTGGCATTGTCTGTCTGTACAGTGATGTTGACTATCGCCATAGGAGCTTTTACTGATCTTGGTGTATAGCCGACTCTCTTTGCGTGGGATACTACAGAATTTCTGAGTGATGCGCTGTCTAGAAATGATTCATTAGCAATCATATTCAGATAGTATGCATTGTAGTGGGTGTTATATGCCAAAACATCCAATAGAACATTCAGCCCTGAACCCTCAAAATCATAGTCTTGGAATTCGGATTGCTGTCTTAGAAAGTTTCTAAGATTATTTTTTATAGAGTCAAAATCTAACTCTGTTACGTTTAGACGATCAGCCATTTTACCTGTCTCGCTGTAGGAAGAATTGTATTGTTATCGGTTCTGTTCTGTTGATTATTGTGAACGTCATGCCGACACTGTATGTGTTATTATCATAATTTGGAGACACAGATACTTCATCAACTGTAACTCTCGGCTCATAGTTTCTCAATGTCTCTACGATAGCTCGTTTGAGTGCTGATGCAGTGATAGTGTCCATTGGTTCAAACAACAGACTTCTCACACTTGAACCAATCTCCGGTTGAAACAGCCTCTCATACCGAGAGGTTGAAATTAAATTTTTCACTGAGTTGATAACCGCCATATCATCAACATGTTTGTTGACGTCCTTTTTTATAGGATGTTTGGTGAATGCCAAATCCAGGTCTTTGTACTGTCTTGTTGTTTTTGCGACTAATGTTGCCATGGCTTATTTATCAGGTGTTTGCTGAGATTTTTTGCTTATATTCATCTGTTCCTATCAAAGTATTGATCAAAAAGGATTGTGTATTTCCTACGTTCTCCAACTTATCAATACGACTGTAATCTTCAAGTAAGATTGATCCTTGCCTGAAGAAATTCCAATCATGGAGTCTACGTGTACTTAACATTCCACTAGCAGTTTGTATGTGTGAAACTATCAAATTTGCAGCGGTGGCTGTGATATTTGACACTACGTTACTATTTGCGTCCAGATACAATGATGCATTTAGTGTAGGATAGTCGCCTGTAATAATTGTCAGATTCGCTGCAATTTCATCACCAATGAACAAACTTGTCATATTGCCCAATACAGGTGATGAGTCTTGAATACCATCTGTGTTATTCAGCAGCATCAACAAATCTTGTCCCAATTGCACAGCAGAATCATAATCTGGGTATTCAATGACTGGAGAACCATCTTCGGGTACGGTAGCTTCAGCTTTAGTCACACCAGCAACATTTGATGTGTGTTGTTTGAATAAGAATATTTCCGTCAAAAGTGTGTTTGCTGATGATGATAGTGCTTCTCCATTTGCTGTATCATATGCAGTAATAGTCAGCATAACATTATACAAATTTTGCGTGCTAGACTGTAGTTGATTACACACATTCAGAACTGGATTTTTGTAATAATTTGTTACAATAATTGTGCCGTTGGCGAGATCATTTTTTTGCCATGTCTCCAATGATACAGGTTGTGTGTTTAAAAAGTCTTTTGTATTGTCGCTCAAAAAAATTGCGTCACCAAACTTACCTGTGTCAAAACTGAAACTCAATCTGTTGAATACGTTTGCGCCTGCCATTCAAATCTCCATTATAACATTTTACGCAAAGGTGTGGACGTTGGTCCCTTTGGCGCTTTATGTATGTGTGAATTATATTGTGTTCGCATGGTCATCATTGTGCCTGTTGCATCTCTTACCATACCACCATGTATCAGCGGAGCTTTCACAGATACTCCTGCAGTGATATTTGTTGCGACCGTCGCAGACAATGCAGTTGCCACAGGAAATCCAATAGCTAGTCCACCCAACTCCGAAACAAATCCAAGCGGACCTGCTGTGACCTGCGTGCCCGCTTGAACTTTAGTCAGTGCTGAAATAATATCAGCATATGCTGATCCAGCCACGTTTAGATCTCCGGAAATGTAAACTTCATCGGGTAAGTTGAAATATATGGAACCCGAGGGTAATGGATCAGCTGGATTGCCACAGTTGAACGACATATCTTCATATGATTGGCGAACACTATTACCAACAACTGTTTGTGTGTAATTGCCACGCACTTCTTGAATAAGATTGCCGTCTATTCTCTCATACTTATCACCCTTGACATGCACGATTGAATCGCCGTCAATCGTAATGTTACACACACCTTTTATCAAAACATTGTTTTTACCTGCGACAATCTCATAGTTATCACCAATAACTTTTGTCACCAAGTCGCCATTGGACTGCATTTCAAAGAATGTTCCGACACCGCCTGTTTTTGCGCCGCCGTGTTGTATGCGAATGCGCTCACGATTCTTGGTATCATCCATTTCAAATGAATGACCTGATGTAGTTACTGTTGCGCGATTGAATGGATAAACGGGCGGATTTTCCACACTCGCTTCCGATTCCGGTTCTGTCCAGGAGTTATCTGATGCTGGTTTTGTTGTCATATCAATTCAATTTTAGTCCGGCTATGGGATCTTTCAATGACGTAATCACTGTCACTGTTGCTGCTGCTTCTGTTGCTGCTGCTACCGCGTTGTTTACTGTAGTCAGTGCTGACGATGCAACATCTTTTACTGTACTTGCAATATCTTGTATGTCGGATACAATTGATGATGTGCCTGTAGGTGTGAATAAATCTGTGAATGATTTTGTTAATGATTGTTGCAATTCCGTCAAACAATCTTTCAATAAAGCAAGTGCTTTTGCTGGCAACGACAATATCCACTGAATCATTTGCTGAACTTGTGTTACAAATCTACTAAAGACCTCAATCACATTATTGACTTCATCCAATATTTTTTTGATTTTCTTAGCTTCAGCTTTAATCGCCTTCGCTAGTTCAGTTAATCGTGAACTCACTCCATCTGGTGTGAAACCCAATGCTAGTAAAACTGCACGAATTGTTTTTCTGATAGCCTCAACAATAACACCATACTGCATTTTTACCCAGGCTGCGGCGCGACTCATTTCTGCTGAAATATCACAAACATGTGCTCTGTTATTGTTTGCAATATTGGTAGTTGTTCCATTCATATCACCACGGAGATTCGGTGCTGTTGTTGGTTGACCAGGTACATCCAGCGCAACAACAGCGGCTTTTTGTGGCATCAATTGTTGTTGCGCCGGTGTCAGTTGTGGTGAAAATCCTGTTGTATTATTCGTTGGTGGTGTTATCCCATTTAGTGAACCAGTGACAACAGGATTTTGTCCGTTTGTGCCATCAAGAAAGAAACCTGTAACCCAGTCGCCAGGCATGGCGTCAATGCTTCTATTTGTGTCTGAAAGTGGAAGTACTGTTTGTGCCCAAGGTAAAGAATCTGATGGAATAGCATTCAAGTCATCTGTGTGCCATCCGATGATGCGAACCTGCAAACGACCGAGTTTGAGTGGATCAAAGACGTTTTCAACAACGCCTACCCACCAAACATAACCATTCATTCCTGCGTAATTGTTTTCCATATTATGCTGCGCTCACCTGTTCTTGAGTATTTTGATAAATTCTACCTCTGTTTGTGGAATCTGTCACGACTTCCATAACAGTTTCATGTTTCTGATATGTTATGATGTGTCTAGTCGCAACGATTAGATATTTTCCATCAAGAGAATGATCTGTGTTATCCGCACCTTTTGCTTTTTCCGATCTTACTGGCAATTTCAAATTTGCCATCAACCCGGAAGTCAAATCAAAGTTGCCTGGCATGACTATCTTCATTCTCATATTCATCAAATTTTGCATCATGGCTTCACGTTGCAGTAGATAGTTATATGTATCATCTTCCAAATTAGCCAATGTAGGATCATTCTCTGTAATGTAAGGACTGTTTGAAGAGAATGCTGTGATCGGATATAAAATCTTCTTTGAACCAAACATCTCAGTATTTTTGAATCCCTGCTTGTTTGTTATTGATCCTATGTTTGCTGTTTTATTTGCATGATTTGATTTCTTGTACAGTGAGTCAAAATCAACGATCTTATTTGCAACTGTTCTGGTGTTGATATCAAAACCAGTGAATGTTCCTGCATAGACACCAGCTCTAATGTTTTTATTCATATCAAACTGGGTAACAACTTCATAGTGCATCGCACCCATAAGTTCACCACTGGAATCAGCTAAGTTTTTTGGCTGAAAGTTTATATTATGAATCACAGGTCTAGCTAATAGAGTGGATGTTGTTACGAAATTATACCCTAGTTTGTTTTCAAAAAACAAGAAAGTGGGCGACATTTTATCATTGACTGCTCGTTTCGTACAAAAATCTATGGCCTCAAACGGCGTCTTGTTTGGAATCACAACACTTCTAATCCCGTCGGAGACTTCAAGAAGAGCAATCTCTTTATCCGTAACTCCTAGATAATTGTTCAGTATTTTTTTGGTGATGTTTGCATAAGTGTCTTTGAATGCTTGTGATATTCTAATCTGCTGTGATAGAATAAATTCATCCGAAACGAAATGGAGAAGATATGCCTCCGAGTTCAGATTCACAGACTTTCTTGAGCTTTGCTTATAGATGCGAAACGACTTATTGATTCGTGCAGCATCCGATGTTTTGCCCATATCAATAAGAAGAATTTCGGAACCATCAAATGACAGCCTATTGGATAATCCAAATGCATCATTGATCAAAATTGTGCCAGTCATTGCTGGATTGAAGATGCTATCAAATATGTTTAGTTCCTCAAACATGTCCGTAATGTCTATAGGACCTAATTTTGAAATTATTTCCAGCTTACTGATTACATACTGCGAACTCTGTGTGATATTATTATCAGCCATTACTCATAACCCTTACAAATTCATCTTGTATTGTTGAAACATATTCAGGCTTCATGATCTTAATGTTTCGCCTATCATCGTTCAATTCCAACTCATAATCATAGTATGAAAGAACAGTCTTGTCTATATCCACACGTAATTGGTATCCATCAGCAAGTGTGTATGTTGACGTAGACGTTTGGACGTTCGTATATGTGTTCGCATCAATTTCAATCTTGTCCACTGTCTTTTGTCCGGTGAGTGTCAATGTGCGTGTTTCAATTTTATAGTATGAATGGTTATTTGACTTGGCCCACTGATATCCTGTCGTACTTTGAGATATGCCATTGTTTGCATACTTCTCTTCAATGTATGTCGCAAATGTTCTGCTGTCCATTGGCCAATCAGCTTTAGGATCAACAATGTTATTCATTTTCATAATTAGCCAGTGTTGTTCAACATCGCCATAAAATTTATGAGCGATAATCTCCGGCGTTTCACCCTCAGGAACTGTGTATTCATAGTACAGAATAGTATTATTCAATGTACTCTCGTCCAAAGAGAATGTGGTTGTCAGATTCGTTATGGTGTCTAGTGCTTTGGGATCACCTAGATTATACACTGTCTTTGGAAAATATGAGAAAAACTTGGCCATTATACTTTCCCACGATTTGTTTTATTTTCATAGTTGAATTTTGTCATAATTTCCAATTCTTGGAAAGTTAGATTCACTCGTATACCGACAGGCATACCCGTTGATCCTAGTGTCGGTGTATTTTCGCCAGGAACTTCATACGCTCTGAATCCATTAGGCGCATAGTCCACACTAATTGAAGTCAATGCACATGTTGATATTGCAGGAATGTTTGGATTCACTTCACCATTATAGTGAAATTCTATATCAAATTCAGACGGCGGCACCATGAAGTAACCTCCACTACCCGATAATATTTCAGGGGCTTGATGAAATCTTAGTCTTTGTATAATTGATTGAACTTCGTTTGCTTCTTTTTCGCTACGAGGATAGAACATAAATTCAAAAGCAAACTGCCTAAAATCAGGAGATGTGTATAGCAATTCCAACTGAGGATTCTTGACTAATCCAAACGCTGATGCGAAAAGTGCAGTTGCGGAGCTTTCACCCAATATACCACTAGACAATTTTGCTGCGATTGCTCCCAAAAATGGAGTTGCATTTTTACCCAATTTACTAGGATCAAACTCTTTTCCTGTTATTGAATCACTCAAAATTGAAACTCCAGCTGCGGCTTTGGCTGCATTTTCTTTACCTAGTTCTAGTTTTGAATAGTATTGATTATCGGTAAATGCTAACGTATCGGGCATGTATAGTGCAATCGTATCCATCGTTCGTGTCGTAGTCCTCAAAAACTTGGCGTCATCCAGTGTTCCAATTGCTTTATTGAATGTGGTTTGTGCTGCCTGCAGAAACCCGCCAGTAGAGCCATATCCGATCAAACTCATTTCAGTGTCAGATGATTCTCCAATTGGACCTGTCGGTGCTGAAAGACCGCCAGTGAGCGATTTCAGTGCATCAATGATGGTTTTTGCACCGCCGCCAATATTTACTGCTCCTGTTCGTGCGCGAAGTCCCTCACGATTTTTCTGTATTTGTGATCTACGATCAGGTGCGGCATTGACCGGATAAGCTGTTTTGTCTTGAGCGTTTACATGAATCAACATGTAATGACCTTTGTCTGTGTTGCCAAGGTCGGACGGATATCTCATTAAATTTGGATTGTAATTACTCAGGCCATTAGAGAAGCCAGCAAACGATCTATTATCCGTTTGCAACTTTTTATATGCGATATCAGTTAGATTGAAAAGTGCCATGTTTATCCTATAGTTTGACTACATATTTATATGTCCTACGGTAAGAATACTTATAAGGGTCGATTCACCCCACAGAATCCTAAAAAATACAACGGCAATTCGGAGAATATCGTTTATCGGTCTTCATGGGAACTGCGATGTATGAAATGGTTTGACGATCATCCAGATATCATTTGGTGGTCATCCGAGGAGTTGGCTATTCCATATGTGTCGCCAGTTGATGGTAGAAGACACAGGTATTTTCCAGATTTCATCATAAAGGTGCAGAGAAAAGACGGAACAGTCATGACTCATGTAATTGAGGTCAAGCCATTTGCACAAACTCAGCGCCCTGTTCAGAAAAAGAAAACCAGGCGATTTCTTCAGGAAGCAGCAACATACGCTATAAATCAAATGAAGTGGAAAGCCGCGGACGAATTCTGCCATACACACGGATGGAAATTTCAGATACTGACGGAAAAAGAATTAGGTATTTCGTGAATAAATAGACCATGGCATATCTACTAGACAGAATAAACGCACAATTAGCAAAGACGGGCTACAAAGCACGATCTCAGCAAGCTAGGACTTGGTTGCAATCCAAGATTGGTGATTTGCGAGCAACACCAAATAAACTAGCGAAATCTGCGGAAAGAAACACTCCAAAGAGTCTCGTTGGTAAACTGTACTTCTTCTACTATGATCCTAAAACGAAAGATAAGCTGCCATATTACGACAGGTTCCCCTTGGTTTTTCCAATTGAACTATACCCAGACGGTTTTCTAGGGCTGAATTTACACTACATTCACCCAAAGCAGCGTATCATTCTATTAGATAAATTGTCAGAATTGGCGACAG